GAGCAGAAATACCTCTCAGGGCGGGTGGGTAGGAAATATATCAGGTTACAGATAAAAGCCTGATCAGGGGAGTAGCCTTCCCCCTAGCCTCCCTGTCCGAACGAAGTATCGGTCCGAACGAAGTATCGGACTCCGAACATCGGAGACTCCGATGTTTTACTCGGAGAGAGGAGATAGCATTGAACCTAAGTGAAATGAGAACAAACGTCAGGCGAGATTTACGGGATGAAGACTCGGAGAATTATCGCTGGACGGATGATGAGCTCGAAAGGCATATCGCTCGCGCTCTCTTCGAGTTTTCAGAGGCATGCCCTCTCGAGCAAAAGGCTCAGCTGTCAACCACGCTGGGGAGCATGGATATCGATATTTCCAGTCTCACCGATAGAATTATGATCAAGGCAGTCGAGTATCCCCTCGATTGTTGGCCCAGGAGTTATCAGCGCTATTCTCTGTGGGAAGATACGCTCACTTTTCTCGGTGACGTTGTCCCCGCCGGCGATGATTGTATCATCTACTACGGCAAGCTCCATACCCTTGATGCTGAGACGTCCACCATCCCTGCTAAGCACGAAGATCTAGTCGCTCTGGGCGCCGCTGGTTATGCCCTGGTTTCATGGGCGGCTTATGCTATCAATCAGGTGAATCTAGGTGGTACCTCGACCCCCGGGCTTTTCAGCGCCGCGGGTCAGGATAAGCTCCGTCAGTTTCGCCAGGAGCTGAAGCGTCTGGGCCGTCTAGGTAAACTCAGGATAGCCAGGCTTTATACGCCCGCAACATCTATTGTCTCTATGTCTAGTGATCCAGGTTCATAACCATTTATGTCGTTGCGACCCAGATTTAGGCCGAAGTGTCGGCCGCGGCCTCGGGGGAAGAATCTCAGAAAGGAGTGAACCATGAGCAACAAGAAGGTGAAGAATGGACTGCCGCAAACCAAAGAAGGCTTGCCCAAAGAGGCGTTCGCCATCGTTGGAGACCCTAATGACACTTCGACTTGGAAGCTCCCCCACCACACTAGGGCCATCTTCCGCAGCCTCAAAGGGAAGCTCGATATCGAGGCTACTGTGGACTGGGATCGCATGCCGGCAGCGGTAGCCGCGCTTTCGCCCGGCGGTTACCGCGGGGAGCGGGTCGATGCCACCGGGGAGCAGATCATCCAGGCAGCGAGGCATCTTGCCGCTCACTATCGCAAGGCCGATAAGCCTATTCCCGATACTCTGGCAGTGCTGATATAGAATGAAGGTAAACACGACATTTCTGCATGTTCCCGTGGGCCTGTTGACCGTGGCTCTGATCTGCGCTAACACCGGCCTCGGAGTCCTTTTCGGTGCGGGCTTCATTGCCTACGAGATCACCCAGGGCGGGGACCCCCACCTTGATATCAAGGGCTTTCTGTGGGGCGTGGGTACCGCCGGGGTTTTATTGCTCATTCTATCGGAGGTTTTATGAAAAGTGACCCCAATATCGAGAGGCTGCGGGCTATCGTCCGCCCTATTGTGGTGCTATATTGCACCGTTATTCTAAGTGTGCTTGCCATCATGCAGGCTGCCGGGGTCGGCATACCCCCCCAGGGCATCGGTGCCGATATCGTTACTGCTTTTATCGCCATCACCGGTACTGTTACCACCGAGTACGCCATCGAGCGTGGTATCAGGCACTATCTGGAAAGGAAGAAGCCATGAGAAATCTATCGTCTACTCTTCTCGCTACTCAGAAGAAGGCTACCCGTCGCCCTTACGTCAAGGTCCACGTAGTCGAGCGAGTGGGCGGTATCACCCGTTTCAATTGGTCTAATCTTTACGAAGGATCGGAGGCTGATCACTTTCACGCGGCTATATGTTCCGGGGACGGTAGTTTAATTCGATTGCGGGTAGATCCCGCTGATCATAAACTTTACAGGCAGAAGGTTTAAAGAAAGGTCCGAGCATCCCGCCGAGTCGGGACTCTCGCCTTAGCGGAGAAGCATCGGACTCCGATGAATGAAATATCATCGGAGAGGTGAACGAAATGGCAAATTCACTTTATGATCATGGCAGAGAGGGATTTCTAGACGGATCTATCGATTGGGATACCGATGATATCCGGGCTATTCTCATCGACGTCGCTGATTACACCGTCGACCTGGATGCCGATGTTAACCTCGATGATATCCCCGCGGCCGCCAGGGTAGCGGTGTCCGGTGCCCTCACTGGCAAGACGGTGACCGATGGCGTGGCCGACGCCGCCGATGTTACCTTTAGCGCCGTTACCGGTGATCAGTCTGAGGCTATCGTTCTTTACAAGCACACCGGCACCGAGAGCACATCACGGTTGATCGCCTATATCGACAGTGCCACCGGTTTACCGGTAACCCCCAACGGCGGAGATATCAAAGTCGAGTGGGATAACGGCAGCGATAAAATATTCCGTTTATAAGGAGTGATTCATGGCAACAATATTCCTGGTCCCAAAGAATAACGCCGCTTCTACTCTGAATGGCGGCATTAATGATTCAGTCACATCGTTGGCTGTAGCGAGTGGAGAAGGCGCTCTATTCCCCTCGTCCTTTCCATTTAATATCACTATCGAGGACGAGATACTCAAGTGCACCAATCGAGTTACCGATACTCTCACAGTTGTCCGGGGTGAAGAGGGGACAAGCCCAGCCAGTCATGCTGATGGCAAGGCTGTCGAATTGCGGATAACTGCCAAGGCTATCTCAGATTTGAACACCGCCGTTAATGCACTTGAGACGCCGAGTGGGTTTCGTGCTTATCGCACAACAGCTCAGACCATCCCTAACGCTACCTGGACTAAGATCGAATTTAATAACGAGGAATACGATATTAAGGGCGAGTACGACCATGTAACCAATTACAGATTCACCGCAGCTGAGGCAGGGAAGTATCTGGTAACTGCGATATGCGGCCTCGATAGTATGACTGATGGTAAAGTCGTGACTTTGGTTGTTAAGAGGAATGGAGCTGTTTGGGAAGGAGCTAGACGACTGGTAACTGCAACCACAGGTGCAGCAGGAGGAGTTTGCTTTTCTGGGGCTGGCATAATGAACTTAGCCGCCAATGACTATATCGAAATGTGGCTTTACCATACTGACACCGCAGCTCGTGACACACCAGCCGAGGAGATGAGTGTAAATTTCGAGGTTTCCAAAATAGCTTAGCTGGTAAGGCGAATTGATTTGTATAACTCAATACTTTATAACCTGATCGCCTATAATGGCGTATTCGCTGCCGGCGTCATACGCCCCACTGGTATTCCTAGCGCCGAGGCTTTCGGTACTCCATACCTCGTCTATCGTCAAATCGTCTCTCCTTCTTCTATCGCCTCCGCAGAATCCTTTGGTACTCCATATGTTTATGATCCTCTTTCCTACTGGACGTATTGGAATGTTGACGCCTACGCCGTCGCCGTCTGCTCCTACGGCTCAGCCGTCTTCGCCTTCCGCATCGATGCTACTGATGGCCATCTCTACCGGTGCGAGAGCAGCGATAACGCTGACTCTTGGGGAAGTTGGATTGATATGGGGGACGTCAGCGGGGTCTCGAACTCACGCCTCGCCGCTTGTTTCAAGGACGCGGACGAGGCTATCGTGCTCTATTCTATCGGCGGTACTCTATACCGGCGCCGCTGGAATGGTTCTACGTGGGAAACGGCTGCCGCCTGGTCGAATAGCTTGAGCTCCGTCACTGGTATTGCAGTTACCTACATGGGTGACTGGAATGTGGTTGTCACCGGGGTTGACGGCGACGGAAGGTCGGGAGTCTGGACCTGTGTACTCGGCAATGGCTACAGTGCAGCGGTTGATTCCTGGTCAGCCTTAAAAGACGTCATGATCGCCGAGAGTGGGTCGGGGATTTCCTTCCACTTCCCTTCCCTATCTATGCCCGATGTGTTTCGCATGTTCTTTGTAGAGACGTATTCGGGCAGCGAGGCCTATTCCCGCCCCTATTGGTCGCACTCTCTGGCAACCGCCGATTTTATTTCAAATCTATGGCGCGAGCCTATCCCGTTCAATCTCGATAGTGACCATGGGCTGGCGCTTTGCTACAAAAGCCCTTATGCCTGGTTATCCAGGCCCGATCGGGTCTGGCGGTCGCCACTAACCCCGGCATCAGTCGAGATCACCACCGATGTTGTCGCGGTGAGCTCCAGGATAATTCCTTACCGCGGTGGCCTAGAGATAACGTTGCGGAACGATGATCGCCGCTTTAATACATTGGGAAGCGGCACGTATGAAGCTATCAAAAAAGCTAGTGAGATCCTGATATCCTGGGGCTACCATACAACGGCAGGTAAAGAGACCGGTGGCTTCGACCCCACCACCTGGATTGAAGCCTGGGAATATGTTACCCGGGGCGGTCAATCCGAGCTCATCTTGCATACTGTTGACGGATGGGATCTCCTGGAGAGATGGAGAGCCCGGAGACAGTTCACCTGGCCCCAGGGATCTAAAAACATCTACCAGCTGCTCGCCCTGATCTTCGCCCGGGCCGGCCTCGAGCTAAGTGCTTTTTCAACCTCGACTGCCCTGGTCAATCAGTACCCCGCTTTCACCATCAACCCCGGGGAGAGCGGGCTCACCGCGGTTAAACGTCTCCTCTCCATGGTGCCCGATGTTATCTTTTTCGTGAGGGATACTGCTTATCTAAAGAACCCCCAGGCTTCCGATTCTAGCCAGTATGCCTATGGTATTGATCACGTTATCCTGGAGGCTTCATATCGTGAGCTCGCACAGAAGGTCAATCGTGCCCAGGTATTCGGCGATGGCGTATTTACTGAGGATTGGGACTGGGATGAGATTGCCCTGGTCCATGATCGCCTCGCCCAGGCGTCCGATATCAATATCGACAGCACAACGAAAGCGCATCAGAGAGGCGCGGCGATCCTCCGGGGAGACGATATCGAGGGCATCGACGGCCATATTCTCGTACCTATGAACTGTGGACAGGATCTCTTTGACGTTATAGCGATAACTTCCCCGCAGACAGGTCTAGATGCCTCAAAAAGGCGTGTGTTATCCCTTACCCGAACATGGACACCATCCAAGCCCAAACCACGCTATGATTTACGTGTTGGCCTAGGAGCGCCGTAATTCATTTTACTATGTCATTGAGAGCGAAAGCCTTATTGTCATTCCCGCGCAGGCGGGAATCCAGTGAATAACCTATCGTCATTGCGAGCGCAGCGCGGCAATCTCATCAATCCCAAGGAGTAACAAACCATGATAAGAAAAGGAATCCTGAAGGCTTTCGACAGTGGGACTTACACCGCTTCCGTCCAGATCGCCGGCAGTCTATCGGTGTGGCTGGAGGATGTCCCCGTATCACGTTGTCTTGAAAGCGAAGATATGGTCACCGGTCGAAATGTAGCTGTCATATTCCTTGACCCTGGCAACCCATCTGATGTTATTCTGTTTGCCGTGTGGACGTAACACCACCCCCATCCCCTCCCCCGCCGCCGCTGTTCTGTTCACGGCAATCCCGTACAGTTAGCCCTTGACGTGCGGGCCCACTGGCTACCTGGTGAGCCACAGCGGCGTCGCCCCTCCTCCTCAGCGGCGGTGCACGGTTCGCCCTTGCGGGCTCAGAGGGTCGCCACCGCCCTGCTTTGGATGCACACCC